TGTCCCATCTGGGAACTTATATGTAATTAATATATCGTCACTCATGCCTGATTCTTATATAACTCTTTCCAATCTATTGGTAAGCTACCGTCCGATTCCAAATCAAATATTTTTATCGCTGTGTCCACAATTTCCTTAGATTCTACTTTATCCAATCCGTATAAACTCCGTAATATGTCAAGTAAGAAGTCTCTAGGTGATAAATATTGAATGTTACCTTTGCTGTCTACGGCATATGGATAATACTTCATTTTATGTTCTTTATCATTTTACTACGCTCTTTTGGTGTAATTCCTGCGACCATAACATTTACTTGCGTATTATTGTTCTGCATTCTATCTCTGTACTTATGTGGATCTAACGCTTTTAATTGAAAGATACGCTCTGCTGTATTCTTTGCCTCTGAAGCTTGTTCATACGATAGTTTCTCTAATCCGTCTAAACGCTCTTGATTAAAGGACTTACGCAGAACATCCACAGCTTGTGCAAACTGAGGGTCGTTCTTCATTGCGTGCTGAATACTGCCGTAATAAAACCCCATCTTATTTGCTGCTATGGACGGAAATCCGTGGCAATCAACCATTGTCTTTAAGAAAGCATCTTTTTTGTCGTCTGTAAATCGAACCTTTTGACTGGTGTCGATCTCTAGTGTTGATAAGAAGTTTGCATAGTATTTGTTGTCATGCAAGTTCTTCACTGCTTTATTGACGGCAGATTTCTCCATCTCCTTTGGTGATTTTTTTCTGTGTGCGTCTTTCAAATTGTTGAGAATATAGGATAGAAATATCATTAGATGAAATAGGTAATTCTTGATATTGTGAAATTTAAGGGGTCGATGTTTTGCTGAGAAATATGTACGGGGAGTAACATATATGCCCCTCGTCCTCAGCAATCTAAGGTATGGGGGGGGGGCGTATATAATAGAATGAGCCGTCCTCACCTCGGAACACATTATAAATAATAAAAGCCAATTCATTCCGTCCGTCCCTTTTAACTTCAATAATAGCTGCACTTATAAAGGATCTATTCAATTAATACTTTATAATACTTTCGCCTCGCCTCTAAGACTATCAATATATATAATTGTAAATAGTTCATTGTGTTGGCTTGTTTTGTGTGTAAGTTTAGGCAGTCAAAATAATCACAATCATAAACGCTTGAGGAGGCAAATATGAAAAACAAATATCAATTATTACAATTAATACAAGTTCTATACGAAGATAGATTTGATGAGCGTATGCCATATCAAACCTACTTATTATATAAAAGAATGAGCGTAAAGGCATTAAGTGAAAGATATAATAATGAAATTCTTTTTAAAGGGGGAAAGTAGGCGATGGAGAGAGAACAAATTCAGCAATTAAGAAGAAAAGGTAATTGGGTTTTACTCAGTAATAAATACCAATTAATTGCATATAGTAAGAATAAAAGCGAAATAATTAACAAGTCTAAAAGACATCAAAAAATATTCGCTCCATTAAAAAAAGTAATAGTTACAAAAGAACAACTTCAAAAATATGAATTAATTCAAGAGATAATTATTAATGAAATTTCAATTTAATATTTAACCAAAGGAGGCAAATAGTAATGCAAGTAGACATACAAAACATATCAAAAGAAGTCGAAGAGTTAGGTTTTACAGAATCAACTAGCTCTAATGACTTAGGAATTAATTTCGTACTAATAGAAAATAATTGCGATGATTACAATGAAATCAAAGTACACCTTGCAAACTCTTTAACTGATGATGGAGAGAACGAAGAATTTGACTATCATTGTATTACTTACGGACAAGACTTGTTAATTAATTATTGTTTGGATAATGATGAATTATTAAGCGTTCTCAAGAGTAATAGAGATTTATTAGTGGACCTACAATTAACTAAAGGAGACAAATAACATGAAACTACTAGCAACTAAAAAACAAATCAGAAACAATACACACGAAGATAATCTAATATCTGTAGGCTATTGCGACTTACAGAGATTATTGAAATTCAAAAATGCTTTCGCATATTCAAAAGGCGTTTATGGTTGGACTTGTGATTACTATGAACTAGAAAATAATAATGAGACTTTTATTGTTTCAACGGGTTACAACCCTATAGGAAAACAACCCCCTTATCAATTAGTCAGAGATTATGAAAAGAAAGCTGATGTAGTTATTTCAACTTCAAAAGATTATGAAGAAATGAAAATACAATTAGACAAATTGATTAATGAATTTTTAAGCAAGTTAGGAGCGTAAACAATGAAAACATTTAAACAATTTCAAAAGACTAAAAAGTTATTATCTAGTGCAAATGAAATAGATGCAAAAAGAATAATAGAGATTACAGGATATGAAGAACCAACAGATAACCCAAAATTCTTATTAGTCTATGATGGAGAGTTATATATAAATGCTGAGATGGATGGAAAGGGAGGTTGGATATATAACCTTTGTATCATTAAAGAGGAATGGACATCAAGTAATTTAGAGAAGTTAGAAAAAATATTGTATAAAGAGTGGTATGTTCATGAAGTTCATTATTGGGAGACCAACAAAAAAATAACAGAGAAGGCGTAAACAATGAATAAACTTTTAATATTATCAGCACAAAAAAGAAGGCTTTTAAGTAAAGTAAGCACACTTGAAGGCACAAGAGATAAAGCACAAAATAAAATATATGAACTATTACAACAAATAGAAGATTTAGAATTACAAATAAAAGAGGAGGCTTAAAAATGTACCTAGAAATCATTTTAATCTGTGGACTAATATTCAGTTTGCAGCAACTAAGAATCATTGATTTACAAGAAGATCTTAATCAATGGAAGAATACAAGTTTATTAAATCAAAGGGAGAAATATAAAAATGAAGTATGAGGTATTTTTTGATATTGGTTCTAAATATCTTATGTCAAAAATCGTAAGTGCAAAAAATAAAATACAAGCTTCTAACAAAGTACAAGCGTTGTTTAGTGATGAAATAATTATTAACAAAGTAATAAAAAAAGGATAATCGCATGAGCAAAATAAAAGAATACCATTTAAAACTAGAGGAAGAAGAGACTAGAGAAGAGCGTAGAAAGGCTCTATTTAGTAGTTTTTTTGAAAATCCTATGGTAAGTAAGGTTAATAATAAATTAAAGAGAAAAAGGAAAGATTAAATGAAGAAGTTCTCAAAAAAAGAATATCTATTATCAATAAAAAAATATCTTAGCTATGTTGGATTACAAAGTGATTCAATTCTATATCCATTTGAGACAATGACTAAAGAACAATTACACTCAGTGTTAGGGTTAGTTGCTTTAGTGAAAACAGAAACTGAAAAAGGAGAATAAATAATGACAATAGGAGGAGACCTATCGCACAATAAATGCGATAATTGTGATTCATTCCTGGTATGGAATGAGTTTGGAGATAGTCGTAGTGATGTATCGCAGCTAGAGGAAGTTTGCGAGGAATGTGAGGTAATAAATGAAATATTATGAAAATATTGCAAGTGAATTAGATGATCTTTTGATACAACATTCTAGGATTATTAAAAAAAGATGTAAATTAAATAAAAAGCAGATGTCTAAAGTAATTGATACTTGGTCTCAAGGCATAAGCATAAGATATTTAGAAATAGAGGAGGTAATAAATGAAAGCTAATAAATTAATTAAGTTATTAAAGAAACATAAAAAATATATAAAGCTATCTATTAATGATAATGAACATATAAATACCAAATTTGATGACTTGGCTATGGACATTGAGAAAAAAATATCTAATAATCTTGGACTAGAGTTAGATAGCTTTGGAAACATTTATAAAGAGGAGGTGTAAAATGCCACTAAGATATAAAGGGTATGGTTTTACAAGAAAAGAAAAAGCATACTTTAAAAGACGATCAAATGAATCAAGACTAGCAAATAATAAATCATTGTGCTGTAATGAGGAATTATTAGGTGATAATCATTGTAGTAAGTGCCAACATTATGGTGCAGAATAAATAATTAAACAAAAGAGGTATAAAATGATATTAACTTGTTGTATTTGTGAACATCAGTTTAAACTATTAGAATATGATTTAGATGAAAGAATGTGCATTAATTGTTTAGAAAAAGAAAAGGTATAAAATGACTAAAAAAGAAATTATAAATACTATGAGAGTGATATATTCAGATGGAGATAATGGATATAGAGTAGATTATGCAGATTATACAAAAAGTCAAATGGATAAGGCAGAAGATTTATTTGATAGATTATGTCGTTACGCTCTTAATAATCGTATTCCTAAATAATTTACTTGTCTCCTCAGAAGGCTACCTGGACTCTGCTTACATCTAGGTAGCCTTCTTTATTTATACCGATTGCATTTCAGCAACTACTCGTAGTAAGTCATCAGCATCCTCATTCATCCCTATCTCACGAAAAAAGGCAGCGTGGGCCTTTAAGTGTTCAGCCTCAGTCATTCTCCCCTCTTGCATCTCTTTCATCGTATGCTGAATCAGCTTAATAAACCGATGTTGGTTCTGTCTGTCTTGTGGTGTTAGTTGGTCCTCAAAATCACTTAACACTACAATATCAGCCTTTGACCTTTTAATGCTATTTAA